GGCCCAGATGGTGTTGTTCGCTCCGGCAGCTCCTGTCGGGAAGACTATCTGCGAGTCGATGTTCGTTGTGCCGTTTGCCCGAATGGTAGCGTCGCGGTAGTCGCCGGCGCCGTAGTCCATCGAGACCTGGACGAGGATCATGTAGAAACCGCCCTTGCCGGCCGGAACGGTCAGGCGGGTGGGACTGCCGGCGGACCAGAAGGCATCGGCGTCGTACACCGCAGCCGACCACGAGATGATTGTCGATGTGTTGTTGTTGGCGGCCTGCGAGGTTGACCGGTACGCCTTCACGCGGTTCATGGCGAGCAGACGGCTCGTGACTCCGTCGTGGTTGTGCCCGGTCGAAGTGCTGAAGGCGAACTTGGACTCCTGAATGGCCGCAGTGGCCTTCACGTCAGCGTCGACGATGTTGCCGTTCGCCCAATCAGCGAGCGCCTGAAGCGCGGAGGCAATCGGCGCCGCCTTTCGGGGCTTGCCGGCTGCGATGTCGGTGATGTACGTGCCGATTGAAACTGGCATAGGTGCGTTAGTTGAATCCGCGAAGTGGAATGAGGTAGATCGTCTCCCCGTAGAACTCGATGGGCTCGTTGATGGCGTTGTGAAGGACTTCGGTCTGGAGGGTGCGTCCTCGCACGTTGCTGAAGCTTGGAATGATGCCCTCGACCTTCTGAGCGCCTTCCCAGATGTCGGTCGGTCCCGGTGAATCGGCCCAGACGTCCGAGGCTGAGGGCGTGGCCGCCCAGGTGCTCGAGCCGACGCCCGCGAGACTCCAGAGGGCGGTGATGAAGTCCGCCTCGTTGTCCTTCCGCCAGCCGACGGTGAGGTTGTAGTCGCCCTGCTGCTTGGCCGAGACGGCGAGCCTCACGCAGACCTTGGAGCGTCCGGCGGCCTCCGGAGCGACCTCGTGGAAGTCGAACTCTTTCGTGTAGTAGAGGGCGTTGATGGCCGCGCTGTTGAAGTTGAACTCCGAAGCGGTTGAACCGGCGTAGCGTCGGAACACCTTCGAGTCGGCGGCCGGGCTTCCAAAGATGAGCTGGTTGACGCCGGACGTGTCGATGTACGACTCCCAGCAGTTGGCCGGGATGTCGTGACGGAGCCATCCGCCTACGCCGCCGTCCAGGGAAAGGTCGAACACGAGCGTGAGGTACTTGGCCGCGGCTTTGTCGAGACGCGAGTGGTTCAGAGCGTCCCAGGTCGGGTCGATCTCGCCGGAAAGGGCGTCGTCAGTGAAGCCGTTGCCTCGCCACACACCTTCGTGGTCGGCGTAGACGACGCTGCCATCAGGGAGCAGAACGACCGAACGCGGAGCGATGGTGCCGCGTGACGACCACTTGCGAGGGTTGGACGTGGACGTGTCCACGCCGTCCCAGCCGTAGCGGCCGTTGTCCTTCATGACCGTCAGCTCGTCGTGCCCGTTGTCGAGCACGCGCTGGATCGTGCCGCCTTCGCCCTGATCGGCGTACTTGAACGAGACAAACGTCTCGTATGCGCCGATGTTCGAGAAATCGAGGCGATCGCCATTGGAGGTGACGAGGCGCTGCTTGAAGTACGCGATCGTCTTGGCGAGTGGGAGCGTGGCGTTGGAGGTGTTCGCCGGCGTCGTCGCAAGGTCCCATTTCTGGGCGGTGTCCACGCCGTTGACGATGTAGACCACGTTATTCGCTTGAGCGAACTCCACTTGAGCCGTCGTGGACAGGCTCGACTTCAGCGTTGCCCAGGACGAGTCAGGGCTCGATCCGACGACCTTCAACTTCTTGATCTTGCCGCCGTCCGCCTTCAAAACATAGACGTTGCCCTGGTAGCGGGCGACGAAGATGCCCTGACTGGCCGCCGTGTCGCTGTCGGTCCCAGAGTGCGCTGTGTATCCCGGCGTTGTTTCCACGCGGGTCCGACGCAGCTCGACGTTGCGGAGATTGGGAGACTTGTTAAGGGGCAGAGTACGCGGGTCATCCCGCGTATTGAGCCCGCCGTTGAAGACACCGTAGACAGGGAAGGAAAGGATTCGTGGCATAGACGTGGGCTCATTCCGGCTGCCGAAAGGAGGGGAACGGCGAGCCGGGATCAGATCGCGTCTACAGGTCGTCGGGGTCGAGGTCGACGTCCCGATTTGCTCCGAGATTGAGGCCTCCGACCTCGGTGAGCAGACCTTGGCGCAACTCCTTCAGATCACTCTTTAGGTCGGGAAACTTGTCGTAGAGGTCCTGGATGGAGAACGTCCGCTTGAGAGCCCCGAGGATCAGGATTTCGTCGAATGACTCGGGCCAGAGGGGGACGGTGTTCGTGGTGAGGTCAAGGTGCGGTGGCTGTGCGCAGTAGCGCAGCGTGTAGTTGCCCGTTTCGTGCGGCGTCTGCGTGAAGCTGAGTCTCTTGAGACGGGCGCTGGTCGTTCCGGCCAGGTACCATCCGTATGGTTTGCGATCGTCAGCAGGCGAGACTTGGGAGACATACGGCGATCCGCTGGGAGGGATGAGGGCGCGGAACTTCGAGAAGTCGGACGGTAGGTTGTAAGGGCCAAGCGAGGACGTGATGGCGAGGTCGGTCTTCTCGGTGAAGAAGTAGTCCTCGTTCAGGTTGATGATGGCAAGGTTCGTCTGGTCGTACTCATTGTTGATCCGGGTGAGCAGCTCGGGATCGCCCAGGTTGGGGTCAACCGCGCGGCTCTTGATCTCGGCAAGGATCTCCGAGACCGTCATTCAACCGGCGCCTCCGCTTGCTTGCGTGTCTTCCGGAGACGACGAGCAGGCTTCGGGGTTTCAGGCGCCTCGGGCGCTTCCTGTTCGCTCGGTGGGTTCACAGCGGCGTTCGTCTCGACTTCAAGGGAGAACGGTTTGCCGTCGGATGGCCGCTGCTGCCCGCGGGCTCGTTCGACGAGAGTGCGCGCCAGGCTGGCCTCAACAGCCACGACTTCCCCAGGCGGGAAAACGTAGGACCGACCGTCCCAGCCAATCGTCAGGACGTCGTCTTTCTCGTCGGAGGTATTCCGCAGACGGACTTCGGTGTAGATCGTCTCGGGGGCCGTTCCGACCTTCTCGTCGACGCGCACAAGCGCGCCCGGGTACTTCTCGAGGAAATGGATCGCCACACCCATCACGACGGTGACCTTGTCTCCGGGAGTGAAGGTGTAGACCTTCCCGTCCCAGGAGTCGCTGATTGGCTGCTCGGATGTGTTCTTGACGACATACAGGCGGGTTTCTTCGGCCATGGGTGTGTTGGTTACTGGTAATGCTTCACGACGTCTTCGAGGCGCGTCGTGCGGGTCGAGGTTGACCGCCTGTGAATGAACTCGGCTCCGACTTCGGCCGTGTGACGCAGCTCGCGGTGGGCATCCTTGCGTCGCTGCTCCCTGAGCCGTCGGTTGTGGGACATCCCTTCCTCGACGGCGGCGCGGTTCTTGAGTCCGAGGGATGTTTCAACGACTCGGATGTCGCGCACGTCGGCGTCGATGACGAGAGGTTGGGCCACTACGCTCCGTAGTTGGGAAGGCTGATGACGTTCGGGTTGAACGGGTACGGCGTGTTCACGTAGACCGCGTTCGGGACGACGGTGCCGTCGTTCAGGGCAGTGGTGCCACCGACGAAGTTGCCGGTGCCGGTCGGGTTGATGATGACGAAGCCGATCACGACTTCCCCAGCGGGGATCTGCGGGAAGACCACAGCCGCTAGCGAGGCGCCGGCGGTGCCCATGCGAGCTGTGGCTGTGCCATCGGCCTTGAGGGTCATGACGAAGACGTTGAAGGTCGCGTTGTTCACCGTCCCTGAGAGGATGAACAGGTTGTCGGTCGACGCCTTCAGGCAAAGCACGCCGTCGTTGACGGAATAGACCGCGGCCGAGGTGCGCACCCGGCTGGTCGTTCCGGCGATACCGAGCGTGCCTGTGGTCAGCGCGGTGTCGACGAGCGCGGACTGGATGTTGCGCAGGGCCTGATTGAGCGGGTCTGGCGCCTGGGCGGTCGCGGCTGGGAATGACTTCGGCATGGATGTGTTGGCTTAGTTGATGAGGGCCTTGTGGGCTTGTGCCTGCCCCTGCGAAGACAGGAGCAGAGCAAGACCAGTAGGGTCTTAGGACTTGTTGCGCATCGCGCCACCTGAGCGGACGTTGTTCGTCCCCAGGTTGCCGTACACGGCCGCGATTGCCTCGTAGAGGCTGGTACCGGAAACGGCGCGGAGCACACCTTTGCCGTCGCCACCGGGCAGGAAGCGAAGCGGGGTAAGCGTGCACCACAGGAGCGCGTCGAGGTCGACGAGGTAGGCCTCGCCTTCCGGACAGTCCTCGTCGTCGATGACGGGGATGCCGTTCATGTACTCAAGGCCACGCCAGCCGCCCGAGAGAATCTCCTTCAGGTCGGCGGTCTTCTTCAGCGAGGTTTGCAGCACGCCGAACGCGCGGAAGACCGTCGGATTCATGATCCAGAGGTAGCGGGGCCGCTTGCTCTGGGCGTAGTACTTCGCTGAGAAGTAAACGGGGTTCATGTGGCTCGTTTCCGACAGAGCCGCCGTGGTCGTGTTCAAGCTGGCTGCCGGGAGCTTCCACCAGAAGTTTGTGGTGCGGGACAGGTTCTGGAGGGTGCCGACGCGACCGCCGTCGTCGTAGATGCCGCCAAGACCCATCATTTCGGAGACAGCGGTGTTATCCGCGGTCGCCATGGTGATGACGTCGTTGTCGCTCCACGTATGGGTCGTGGTCAGCGTGACCTGGGTGTCCGAGTCGACGGTCGAGATCACCTTGACCGTGCTGGCCAAACGAATCTTCATGCCGGCCGCCATGTACCGGGTACCTGGCGTATCCACGACCAGCGTGGCGGTGCCTGAACCGGCGCCGTTTGCAAGGGCGATCTGCCCGTTGCCGTAGCCGAACATCTGCCGGTTGATGTGCTTCGACATGTCGGCGAGCAAGCCCGTCGACTCGGCTTCGAGGATGTCGGCGATCGTCCCTTCGTCGGAGACGGCAAGCACACGGTCGTCGATGCGGAAGGCACCGAAGCCGTACTTGGCGTCAATCCTCGTCTGGGAGCGTGAGTCCTTCTGATCGACGATCAGGTTGGACTCGCCGGCGGCGTTGAAGGAAATGCCGGCGTGACGGCCAGACCGGAGGGTGACGTAGAAGGCATCGTTGTCCATCTTCGTCGGCTTGCCGTTGTCCTTGATCTGGTCAAGGAGGACGGTTTGCGTCTGAAGCTGGTTTTGGATCTTCGGAGCGATGCGCTTCTGGAGGTACTCCGAGACCGCTGATAAGTCGATTACTGCCATTGCTGTTGTTCGTTAGCTGATGAGGCCTCCTTTGGCCTGCTCGCGATCCTTACTCGTTGTTTCGGTCTGCCATGAACTTCTTGAAGTCGCCTGAGACCGCGCCGCGCTTCGTGATGTCGAGCTTGTCATCCGGCTGCACCGGCGCTGATCCACCGCCGCCAGGGGCGGCGATGACCGGCGTCTTCGTCTTGGCCTTGGCCTTCTGCGAGGCATGCCAGTCGAGCAGCGCGGATCGGTTCATCTTCCAGAAGGCTTCCTCGATGGGCAGGCCTTCCTTGGCGGCGAACTCGAGGACCGCTTTGGTCTCGAACTTCGGTTTGCCATCGGTGCCGTCCCATTCCTTGGACATGCGCTCAAGCTCGGAGGCGATGAAGCGGTCGGCTTCCCGCTGTTCAAGCAGCGCGTTCATCTTCTGTTCGGCGAGCTTCTCGACTTCGTCCTTGGAGACGAGACCGAGCTTGCGCGCTTCGGCCTTGGCGGCCTCGACGGCCTTCTCCTCGTCGGTGAGCTGTCCCGGCTGAGTGGGGAAAAGGTCGGGGAACTGCTTGCTGCCGAACTCACGAAACTTATCGGGGCTTGAAAGGATCTGCGAGCGTCGAGTGAACTCCGGCTGAAGCTGATCGTAGTCAGTCTTCGCCTTCAGTAGGCCCTTGAGCTCCTCGATGCCGTACTTCTGGCCCTCGAACTCGAGAACTACTGGCGCAGCGCCACCCGGCTGCGGTTGACCGTTCGCTGGCGGAGTAGGGGCCTGGCCGTTGTTCGGCTGTTCCCCGTTCGCTGGCGGGATTGGGTCGGGCATATGTGTCGTCCTTGAACACTGTCCGCAGCGCCTGGTCCGGCTGGACTGTCGCGTTGGCCTGGTGCTCTTAGGCTGATAAATGAGGGAGGGAACGAACGGGGGGTTTGCTTCTAGCTTGATGCGGAAAAGCCGGAGGCGTCAAAGGTCGGCTGAACGCCGTCCGTTCGAGTACTGCGGAACACGTGTGACTCAGGCTGCAACGTCGAGAGGAGTCGTATCGACAGGTTCAGGGGTCGGGATCGGCGGAAGATTGGCCTGTTCCATGACAGCGTTGAGCTGCTCAATCGTGACCGGCTCGCCTGATTTCACGATGTTGGCAAACGCGTTCATGAGCTTGTCGGCATCCACCGGCTTCGGAGGCGGCGGCTGCTTGGCCTTCTCCATCTCCTCGCGGCGGGCCTGTTCCGCCACTTCCTGCACGCTGCTCACGCGGTACGCCTGTAGCACGTACTCACGGGGCACCAGGCCGTCCTTGTACATCTCGCGGAGCTGTTCGCGCTTGCCTTCCTCGGTCCACGCCATTTCAGGAACGATCGTCACGCGGGCCTTTGAGGGACGGACCACGATGACGCCTTCAGGCACCTGAACGTTTCCGTCGGCGTCGGGAACGAGCCCAGCTTCGCCGATGATCGTGACCTTTTGGACGCCGTCTTTGTCAGGGTAGGTGATGGTCCTCTGGTCGATCTGATTCTGCGAGACCAGCTCCACGATCCGCTCGGCCACTTCTTGGAAGAACAGGCCAAAGTTCTCAAGCGGCTCTGCGATGTTGAACTCGGCATCCGCGGCTTGGAGTGCCTCAATGCCCTTGCCGGACTTCACGCCGATTGGAACGGTCCCGATGCTGGCCTCGTGAAGCCCGCCCATGTCAGCCAGCGCCGCGCGGGCGACCTCACCGAGCTTGAAAAGCGAGGCGGGGAGGCTCTGCGGCATGAAGTCCTTGATGGAATCACCAGGCACGAGCTTGTTGTACTCCAGCACGTCGATCGAGGCTTTGACCTCCTTGAGCTTTGAATCAGTCGGCACCAGCAGCTTTGGCTTGGCCTTCAGGTGCCACTCCTCGGCGATGGACATGACGTTGTCGATGATCTTGTTGGCGGCCTTGAGGTCGGACACCCAGGCGTTGCCAAAGACACCACTGCCGGACTTCTCCGGGTAGTACGGAACGGTCGGGTACTTGGTCAGCGTGGTGTCTTCGATTCGCAGCAGCTGGTTGCTCGCTGTGGTCACGATCCACAGATGCGTCTCGCCGTTCTCGAGCGTCGCGAGCTGCTTGGCAGGCTTGCCGTCTGGGCCGGTGATGTCCCGATAACACAACGGCAGCCGGATGAAGAGCTGTTTGAGGATTATCGAGTCCAGGTCCCCAGCAGTGCTGCTCGGCTGACCCCCTTGCTTCTGGCGCTCGTAGCTGTCCTTGAACTCGGAGGCCGCAAGCCGGCCGTCGCTCTGAAGCTCGGCGGTGTTCTCGTAGTCAGGGTTGCTCTTGATCGCCTGAAGGTTCTGCCGCGTAGCCAGGATGAAGACGCGGCCGTCGTTGACGGTTGGGGCAGTGCCATCCGGATAGGCGTCAAAGCCGTCGTACCGGTGAACGGCAGGCAGGTCGTTCGCGCGGGGCAGGATGCCGAGATAACCGGCGTACTTTACGAAGCCGTCGTGCACGATGTCGCGCATGTACTGGCGGAGATTCAGCGCGTACTCGATGCCACGCCAGGCACGATTCAGGTCCTGGGCGGCCTGTACGGCTTCCTCGCTGTTGTCCTCAGGGACAAACTCGACCGTCAGCGGGGTTTTGAGGACGAAGTTCTTCAGCCCGCGAATCTGGGGCTTCACGACGTTGATCGAGCGACGCACCCGGTTCTTCTTCAGCGAGGACAGGGCATCATCGTTTGTGACCTTCGCCACGCCGGTGGAGCGATCGACTTGCAGGTAATGGTCGCCGTCGATGAACCGCTCGTTTGAGTACCACTTCTGGTCGTACGGCAGCCGGATCTTCTGGACGGTCTGAAAGACCTCGTCCGCGGCCTTCACCACGTCAATGCGGAGCTGGTCGGTTTCCTCGCCAGCTTCGAGCGCTTGGAGGTAGTCGGTGATGGCCTTGGCCGCGTTCATGCGGCCGGCGGCTTACCTTGCAGAGCTGCGATGGCTTGGTCAGGAGGAACATCATCAAAGTCCTCGATCGACGCCGGGGCGGGTGGTTCCGGCTTCTCCGGCGCTGCCAGTTTGGCCTCAGCTCGGACGAACTCGTCGACGCTTTCGGACTTGATCAGGAGGGCGAGGGCCTGGCGTTCCTTGCGCGCCTCACGCAGCTCGTACACAAAGGCACACAGCACGAGCACATTGAAGGCGAACGCGATGTACAGCATGGGGAATGGGTGAAGCGGGTAAGGTGGGCAGATTCAGCGTAGGACGCCGCTAGGATGCCGTCAATGGCTAGGCGTAGTCAGCCAGGTCGTCAGGCATCTCCTGTTCGGCTTCACGCTCAGCCCGGACGATCTGCAGGACTTCTTCCTTGAGCGCGGCAACAGTGCCCGGTTTGACCTTCGCCTGCTTGACCGGCGTATCGGGCCGCAGCATGAGCCCGTAGCGCAGAGCGTCGGGAGCGTGGTCGTTGAACTTCCGAGGGTGCTCGGGCTGGTTCTTCTCGGTCGTCCGGTTGTTGAGCACCTGCCACTGGTACTCACGCAGCTCTTCGATCAGATGAACGCAGTTGCGCGTAACGAACAGCCGAGGTGAGCCGAACTGCTTGGTCAGCGGATGCCGGCGCTCGGGATCGACCGTCAGGTACTCAGCCACGCGGTTGATGCCGGCCAGCACTTCGTTGTTGCCTGGAGTCAGGTCGATGCCGTTGTCCGCGTACTCGGCCATGACTGAAAGGCCGGTGATGCCTTCTCGGTTGCGCGTGGAGGGGTCGATCACCGAATAGCTGATGGTTTTGAAATCGTGCTTCTGCCGGATCGCACGCACAGCCTTGGCGTGGTCAGCGACCAACTTCCCGCGCTCGTAGTGCTCATCGAAGATGAACACATTGCCGTCGTAGTCCACCGCGCCCCACAGCCAGGCGGTCGGGTTGTTGTAGCCGTGGTCGGCCATTTCGAAGACTTCCCAGCCTTCCGGCGGCGTGAATGGCGCGATGACGTGCGTGTGCTCTTGAAACATCGGGTAGATGCGCCCTTCGAACTCGTCCCAAGAGCCGAAAACAAACCGATTGCGCACGCTTTCCGGAAGGTTGAGCAGGCGCAGGACGTACGCGGCCGGCAGGTTCGCCTTGTTCGCGAGCGTCGGCGCCGTGATGAGGTCGTAGTCCTCGGGATTCGGCAGAGCGTTGCCGTCGGCATCGACGTGCTTCACGAAACGGTTGTAGATCCAGTTATGCCCACGCATGTTGAACGTGAGCATTCCCTGATGGACCGGAGCCAGCTCGGGGTAGTGACCACGTCGGGCCTTGAATGGTCGGCGGGTCCGGCCGTTCAGCTCGAGGAATACCGACTCAGGCACTTCCTCAGCCTGGTCGATCCAGAACCCGGACAGGTTCAGGTTTGAAAGCTGGGCGTTCTCAAGGTGACGAAAGAGCACCTTCGAACCAGAGCCGAAGGTGGCGGACATCTCGGTCTTGGAGAACCGGACTCGCGCGCTGAACTGCTCCATGAAGTCGGCGAGCGTCGAGTCGCGCAGATCGGTGAAGTGCTTGCGACCGATGTACCAGAGGCTGTCGGGAAACTCGTCACACCTCATCCCGACGCCGATGCATCCCCCCTTGGTCTTGCCGTTACCCCAGCCGCCGCCAAGCGCTGGAAAGGCGGCTTTCGAGTAGATAAGCCTATCTTGGTGGGGTAGGAGCTGAACCTCCATTGGGTGCGCGGACAATGATGAGCGGGCCACCATCAGGCCCGGTGTGTTCCTGCTTCTCAGCCCATTCCTCGATGTACTGGAGCCAGAGCTTTCGATCGGCCGAGGCGCCCGGCAGACCGACAGACGTCGCTGACATGCGCATCGCGTGCATCACGTCAGGCGTGAACTGACGCGCCCAGGTGTTCGCCAAACGCATCACGCCATCCATGAAGCCAGGTTCGAGCTTCCAGTCCGAAAGAGTGCCAGGATCAACGTGGAGGAGCTTCGCTAGCTCTTGCTGCTCTTTCGGCTCACGCAGATCAGCCGGAAGGGCAAGCCAGCGCTTGAAAGCCTCGCGTTCAGCGAGCCTCTTGACCGGCTTTCCCTTGGCGCTACTGGGTGACCTTGCTGGGGTCGACTGGGGCGCCGTTGCGTTGGGCGAGCTCGTCTGCCTTCTCCTGGCCTCGGATTGAAGCTTCTTCGGCTGCGGGGGCTGTGCCGGCTGCAGGCTCGGCTGGTTTGGCGGGCTGTTCTGGTCGTTTGTCATCTTGGGGAGGTAAG